TTCTTCAACTTCTATTACCTTAATTTCTTGATGTTTAAAGTGGCTTATAGCCCCCTCAAGATAATTTTTTTTTGGCATATATTAGACTGTTGAGACGCTTACGCCACCTGAAAACTGAACATTGATAGTTCTTGAGATAACACCATCAAGAGTGACTGATTGTGATAGTGATGTCACAATCGCTGATCCTGTGTAATATGTATCTGCTGAATCAGATCCTTCTGGATATAAGTTCAAAGTCACTGAAGCACCAATAGTTAATGCACCTTGACCTGAGCTATCTGTTTCGTCCCAATGACATTCAATAGTACCTGTCGCATCGCTTCTAAGCACCTTGTATGTTTTAGATGTATCTGTAAGTGTAGTATCTTCAACTGTGTCATTTGATTGGTCTATTGTAAAACCTGTGACTTCTGCCACAGTATCAGTACCAACCTTGACTACTCCACTTGTTCCGACGTGTGTTGCCATTCTTTATTCTCCTTTACGGTTTGTTCTTCTACTTCTACATCTTTTTTCTTAGATGATCTAGTAGATTTTTTTTCTTGCTCAAGTTTATAACCTTTCGCTAGAAATTTGTCTATATCATTATCCCAAACTTCAATACTATTATTTCCGTTAGGCATAATCATTTTGATTCTTTTAGCCATTATGATGTACCTCGTACAAATTCATAAAATACCCTTACCACAATTCTTACCGCACCTAAAGGAAAAAGAGTACCTTCATCAGAGTTTACTTCTATAATTTTAGTTTCTTTAGCAGTACCACCACGAGTTCTATCAGTATCAAGTATTTCTTCTACAACTTCTGCTAATTGATTTCTTTTAGTATCTATATTTGTTTCTGTACCCTTAACATATCCGACAATAATAAAATCAATAGTTCCTGATCTTTTTCCTGCTGAATAATCACCCAATGCAAAATCTTCTCTAGTTTCATCTGATGTTGTTATGTATAAAGCAGGGAACTGTGGATCAGCTAATTCTTCTACTTTAAATGGCTCACGAGTTATCTTTTTAAATTCAATAGGTGATGTGACTGCATCAAGGGTAGTAATTATATTACCTGCAATATCTTCTCTTAAACTCATGCTAACGCCTTTTTAATACTTTTTCCAATAATTGCATTAATTTTCTTTTGTTCTATTGTTGATATTCCAAAAAATTCTCTTTTTGGCATTTTCCCTTTACCTTCATTATGAATAAAGGCTTTCTTAGTTTGTTCTGCACTTCTAAAAAACACTATACCACGACTAGGTCTTGTGGTGAATGTCAAAGAACTAAACATCTTACCTGTCATGTTTAAATCTACAAAATTTTTAGGTGTTGTATCTTGATTACTTGGATCGTTGTTTCTTTTTCTTCTAGCTTGAATATATCCTTTTGAATAAGGTTTAAATGGTCTACCTCTTACATCTTTTCCTCTTTGTTCTGTTCTTTCTCGGATAGCACTGACTTGAAAAGCAGATGCTTGACCTAATGCTTTTTGTATTGCTAAATGTATCTTTGCTGATTTCTTCTTTAGTTGTTGTTTAAAGAACTTACTATTGTCTTTGACATCAAGCATTAACGAATTAATCGTAAATGATGGATAGGCTCTTCTTCAGAAGTTTGTATGGTGCTATCATTATTTTCATCATACTTAACACCATCACGCAAAATAGCTTGAAATTCTTCTGCGTATTTCTTTCTATAATAATCCATTTTAACTTGGAAAGTATCGGCACCATCACCGCCATCTGGATCTTTCCATTTAGTAAGCATAGGTAAAATATAATCTGATAAGGCTCTATATACGACTGCTCTTATCCATTGAGAATTAACCAATAAAGCACTATTCATTTCAATAGTAGTAATCTTGGTAATATCTTTATATCTGACTGTATGGCGATATCTTTCCCACCATTCTTCTCTTACTTGGCGAATAACATCATCTTCAGCATGTTGTAATTGTGTATCAAAATCTGCAATACCATATTCAGCAATATCTGGTTGATATTCTTGCACATGAGATAATGCTACTGAAAATTCTGTTGTTGCCATTAATCTTCTTTTTTCTTTCTAGTTCTTTTTGGTTTTTCTATTGGCTTATCTTCTACTAATTCAAAGCCTCTTAATTTCCAATGTATTAAATTTTTTTCATAATCAAATTTTGTTCTTGTGATTATCTTCCCATCTTTTTTTAATTTTACTAATTGCATAATAGTTTCCTTAATAGTAGGTGGGGAGTATATCCCCACCCATAGTCTATACTACTGAATAGATGAATCAAAGTGTAATTCTACACCATAAGAATCATGTAGTTCGCCTACGCCATAAACTGCAGTTGCAACAATTTCGTCTGCTCTTAGAGAAGCATCTCTTTGAGTTTCAATCTTGATGTCCTGCATCATAGCTAGACCAAGTGCGTCTTTGTGGAAAATACCACCTTTATAGTCACCTGCGTTGCCTGAATTAGCCATATTTGAAGTTTCAAATACTTGAATACCTGCAATAGAACCTACATAGCCACTTCTTAATGCTTCATTAACTAGGTCATTTGCATTAGCGTTAGCAAATGTATTAGTTAGATTAGCTTTTAAGTCATAAGCAATCTTAGGGTGTAATACTGCATAACATTCTTCGACAGGTAAACCTGCTGATCTTAATGTTGATGCTGAATTAAAAATTGACGCTGCTGTTATCGCACCTGTTCCGTCACCTAAAGTGACTGAGAAACCATCAAATAATGCGATTAGGTCTTCGTCCATTTTCTTTGCAATACCTTCACCAAATAATCTACCAATATCTGCAGCAACATTTCTTGATGCTGAGTTTCTTGCTAGATCAGTAAGTGTAGTCATTACACCTACTTCTGATGCAGTAATCGTCACTGATGTTGGATTGACTGCAGTATTACTTAGGTCAGTTGCTTCAGCTACTGCTGATGCACTTATTGCTGAGTAGATCGGAACTTCCACAGATTTACCGCCACCTGCGATTGTGTAGTTCTTTACTAAGTTCTTCATTATAGATTTCTCTTGAATTACGAACTCAGCCTCAGCAACGATCTCTGTATATAGTTCACTTAACGTTGAACTTGTACTTTCGTTTGCCATGTTTTAACTCCTTTAAAGTTATTTGTTTATTTTTAAATGAGTGACCGAATCTCTTTTTCTGCGGTAATCCGCATACATTTTACGATCTTCTGGTTTACTCATATCTAAGTCCGAAATATTTAAAGTCTTATTCGTATCTGACTTGCCCACATTACTAACACTTCCACTCCCACTTGGAGTTGCGCTTTGAAAGTGTGAGTTCTGCGTAAGAAATTCCTGCACTGCTTCTTCAACAGTAAGAGGATCACCTTGCTTGTTATAGCGTGGTGTTCCATCTTTATCAAGAACTTCAACCTTACCTTCAGCATTTAAATGCACTGTATCTTTCATCAGTTGTTTAATCTGATCTGGATTAATAGCATTATTTTTTGATGCCGCAGTTATAAGCTGTTTATCTATTCTTTCGTTTTTTAATTCCTGTTCTAACTTAGTGACTCTTTCATTAAACTCTTGCGTTTTCTTTTTCATCACTTCATCAAACTTACCTTTTTCAAGTTGTTTTTGTTCTTCTAGTTTTTTTCGTTCATCAATAACAGAACGAGCTTGTTGCAAATCTTCCACACCAAGTTCTTCTACGATCTGTCTTTCTCTACGCTTGAGTCTTTCACCAACAACTTTGTCAATATCAATTTGTGAGCCTTTATTATTTACATAAGTTTCTTTTGGTTGCTCCTGTTTTGTTTCTACATTTTCAACATTCTCTGTTGTTTGTTCCACCTGTTCCGTGTTTTGCTCGTCAGCCATGAGTATTACTCCTTTAAAGTTAGTATTATTTTAAGATGTATGAGATATTTTATTCTTCGTCAAGTATAGTTTCCCATTCAGGATCATAAACAATAAAGCTATGACGACATCTATAACCGCCTCTATCAACAAAAGGATCACTTCCAGACTTACCTTTCCACCTTGAATTACTCCATAAATTCCTAGCTTCTTCTTCTGTAAATACTCTACCCATTTGTCTTGCACAAAAATCTCTAGTGGTATCTATCCTTGTACCAGAATATTTAAACTGCTTGATTCCTGCTTGATCTGCCTTGTATTTAACGAATTGACCATCAAACTGCATAATACTGTCATGTGCTATTTGACCAGAATATTTACGCATATTCTCACCTAAGATATCAGCACCATATTTACTAGCCAATGTTGATTTAGCTGAATTAACTCTATCTAAAATAGCTTTATTTGTCGTATATCTGTTCTTTTCAATATAGTCGACTAATCTATTAATAGCGTTTTCATTAGAGCGTTGATAAACACCATTTATCTTTCCTGCTATATTTTTAACCATATCGTTAAATGATCTACCAATTAATGCTGATTGATAAACTTCATTTGATATTGTATCTAAAAAAGCATTAGCGATATCTTGGAATCCACTAAATGCTTGGAATTTTAATTGGGTAATAACTTCTAAATCTGTTTTTTGTAATAACTTAAATTTACTTGCTATAGGTAATCTTTTAATAACTTTTTGATATTCTTTTACGATTTCATCATATTCATTAATGATTGCATCAGCTTCTTTGAGATAAATTCCTTGAATTAAAGTTTTTATATTTGGTCTATAGGCTATAGCGAATTGTGTATTGAATGTGCTACCACCTTGAGTCTTAGAGGTCAAATCTGACCTTATTCTATCTTCTAGTATTTTTAATACTCCAATGATTCTTTCTTCGTGTGTATCAATTAAACGATTTATAGTTTTTTGTTTGGACATTCATTACAAAGGAAAATTTTTTTTCCAAGCTCTAATTGACCAATAAGCAGGTGATAATGTCTTTTGACCTTTTACTTCTTTTAAAACACCACCCATTCTAGCCAGAAATGATTTTTGTCGTGCAGGGATATTCTTCTTGATAGACATACCCCTAGCACCAAATGTGACTTTCTTGACATTACCAGAGGATTTATCCTTAACATAAACACCAAATTTTTTATTCTTACTTTCTTTAGTGCTTAATCTATAAGGCTTATTTAATTTAACTGATCTTCCTCTATATTGAGCCATTATTTCTTTTTCTTCTTCTTTTTCATAGCAGATTTGGTTGATTTTTTTGGTCTTCCGACTTTACTTCCGTAGGTACCTTTCCCTTGGGGCATTGCTTTTTCCTTTCTTCGTAATGTTTAAAACATAATAGTTCTAACATACCATATCTATAATTAAAACCTATACAGGCAAATTTACCACAAAAACATTTTTTATTTTGGTGTTGTTCTAAAGTCCAATTATAGAACTCTTGTTTACTTACTTTTACGCTTGACTGCACGTTTAACAATATCCTTATCAAATGTAGATGATCTACCTCTGCTGATGAGTTTATTTACTCGTGCCATTGACCATTGCGCCATTCCGATTCTTGGTCTAGATCCACTAGAAAGAAACGCACCTTGACCTCTACGATAAGAGGATTTTAAATCACTAAAGGTAAATAATTTAGATTTCTTAGCTTTAGCTTTTAAATTTGCAACTGTAGAAGCTGATAATGGTTTACGTTTAACTGCCATTATATTTTAGTCCTTTGCTTTAATAATCTTAATGGAATACGCTTACCTGCTTTATATAGTTTAGATATTCTATCTAACAATGATGATCTTTTTTTTCTTTTAGCACCTTTTAAACCAGATAAATACTTTTTAGGTAATTTACTTTTTTTATCTTTAGATACTGTTTTACTCTTCGGCAACTTCTTCACCTTCTATTTGTGGGGTATCAAACTGTCCGATAGCAACTGCACTACTTTCAATTTCGTTGTCAATAGTTTTAATTTGTTCATCATCATCAACAACTGCTCTTGCAATTTGTTTATCAATTTCTTTAAGGAATGTATTTGATTTAACACCACTTGCTTTTGCTTTTTGTAAATATTCAAGATCGCTTGAATAATCTCTGATATCAAATGTTTCTGGATAAATAATTTCACCATCAAATACCTTATTTTGCCATTTAGCAAATAATGACCAGATCTGTTCTTCTGTGTTTTGTAGGTAATCTGCTTTTTCTGCTAATCTTGCGTTTAATAATTCAAATTCAGTTCGTAATGCAACTCCACTTGATATTTGAGATTTGGTATTTCTAACTGCTCCCATGTGTGTAATACGATTAATAGCATCTATTTTCATTTGTATCGTATTCATAATTGCATCTAATGATTGTGAACTAGGTTGAATAATATAAGGTTTTAAACTTGCATCTAAATCTTCTGGCATTTCAATTATAGAACCTGCACCTGCACTTGCTTCTACATTAGGTGTCTTTACTAGACTAGGGTGATTAGACAATCTGATTAATTGCTCTATCTCAGAGTAATCGTTGTAAATAGATTTCTGTAATTCTGCTACATCATTAAGATCAGATATACCAATACTTCTACGTTGTGATTTTTGATTATATAAAACTACCGCAGGAATCTCACCTAATACATTGGGAATCTCATCAATTAACTTTACCTTACCTTCTGCATAAGGTTTGTTAAAATCTTCAACAACAAATGTGCTTATATCTTCTAATGACCAGACTTTAATTGTTGCATAATCTTCAGTTGCTTCTTCGACAAGAGTTAATGATGTTAAATAAAATCTTCCATTAGCTAATCTTTCATAATTCCAATTTATAACATTTTCTGGAGTGTATAAGCTGATGTATGGTCGGATATCTTGTTGTAGTTCTTCTGCTCTAGTTTTGGTTATAATTCTGGGCTTGTCTATGATTGCCCAACAAGTTCCATACATAGATGCGTTGATTTGCATTTCTTTAACAACATTATTGAAAGACCTACCATCAAGATCTGCATCTTTGGTAAAACTTCTAACCGCAGGATCACCATCTAATGATCCATAGTTTCTAGTAGGTGGTACTCGGAAAAGAAAAGATGAATAGATTTGTACTACGTTTTTACAATGATTATCGATAGCAGTATTCTCTGCTCTTTTCATATATTCTTCATCTGTTTCTAATACATAACGATTTAATAAAAATCCATTTTGATAATCTTGCCCACCTGTATAAGAACGATAGTGGAAAGCCCAATCACTTATTTTTTCTTGGTAATGCTTATGTTTTGTTGTTAAAAATTCTCTTGTATAATTAGCCATTATGACCACCTCTGTGGTTTATTAGGTTTAAATTCTCTGCGTAATGGGTATAAATATTCTATCATATATCCTAAAGCATCATTAAAGTGGTCGTATCCACTATCCTTGTCTGGGATTGTTGTACCATCTTTATAAATTTGCCTTTCCAAACTTTTTATAACATTTTTACACTTTGAAGCAATATATAAACTATTTTTGCCTTTAGCGTTTTTCAATTTTGCATTAACAGAATTAATTCTATCTCGTATTAAAGGGTGATTATTTCTAACTTTTAAATTAAAACCTGCGTTCTTTAAAATAGCTAAATCAGTCACGCCACCTGCAGACGTCTTTCTTTGCCTTGATGCAGGATCTGGATAGACAGTTATTTGATAGCCCTGATATCTGCTTATTATTTCTTCTGTCATTTCTTGTGTATTACTAGAATATATTTGTATCTCATCATAAATATAAACAACATCATTAATAATTTCAGATACGACACATACCATGGGATCTATATTGAAATCCATGCCAATATGAATAGTTCTTGATTGAGGTTGATATTCTTCAATAATATTCTTTGTTCTGTCAAAATTATAATAGATGGCACCTGCATAATTAACAAAAGATGCTTCGTATTCTTGTTGAAATGTTCTTTCGTCTAAATCGTATCTAGCTTGTTCTATTTCATTGGCAGATACTTGACCACCTTCTAATGTAGTATATTTAAAACTATCCCATTCTTTATCTGTTTCAGCTTTTAAAAAAAGATTATAAGACCAATTTCCATAACCTCTGGGAGTTCCTGTAAAGAGGCAATGCCCACCTCTATCTGAAAGAGTAGGTCGTAAAACTTCCGTCCAAGCTGTATCTTTAATGTCTGCAAATTCATCTAATACTAAAAAATCTAGACCTACCCCTCTAAGTGATTGTTCATTATCAGCACCTCTAAGACTTATGATTGAGCTATTTTTTAAATGCACTGATAAATCTGCGTGATTAACTTTATCTACCCAACGATGTTTATATAATCTATCTATTAAATCATTCCAAACAATATTCTTTGCCATACGATACGAAGGAGCTACATACCAAACTTTCTTTTTGGGATAACGTGCAAATCTTGCTAATTCGTTAATGGCTAAAAATGTTTTACCAAATCTACGTCCACTGATTAAGACTCTAAACCTAGCTTGACTTCCAATAACTGTTTGTTGAGGTTTGGTTAGAGGCACTTTCCCCACCTAAATTTTTCTTTGTAATATATATCTTGTTTCTTTCTATTATCTCTTGTTTCCCAACCTTTTGCATTTTTACTTAATGGTTTTGTGATATTTTCAACTTTCCAACCTGCCCCTTTAAGACTACTACCACTTTCAGATGTTAAAGTATAAGTTATTACTTTTTTACCACCCATTTGTAGCCATATATTCCAACATTTATTATATAAAAAACTACAGGCGTTTTTTGGTGCAGGTGATTTAATACATAATCTTAATACTTCTAAAGTTAATTTATCGTCTAATTTTCTTGCAAGAGGTCTTCCTGCAATCATAACACCTATTAATTCATCATCTTTAATACAACCAATTGAAAATTTATGACCTTGACATCTTTTGTTATGTCTATGGTGTAAATCAACAAATTCGTTAGCTTCTTTTAATGTTAATGGAATAGTCTTAAATTCTTTAGCCATTAATCATAAGACCATGGGAGTGGATCGTTATTTTCTGATGTTTCTATTTTATCTTTTTGACCTAACAACTGTTTACCTAACCATATAAGCATAGTTGTATTACCAGATTGTGCTTTTTCAAATTGTAGTCTTCGTAATGACATTCTGCCCTTATCTTTTCCCTTTTTTATAGTATCCGCAAAATTACGTTCTAGTGTATCTACTGAACACCCAAAAAATGATGCCATTTCTTCCATAGTGCATAAAATTGATGATAATTTTTCCAACTGATCTTCGTTTATTTCTATCTTAGGTCTTCCAACCTTTTTTTTTTCTTCCATATTTTTCACCTCTTATACCCAGAGTGTGGGTTTTAATAATTTATGTGGGAATTAGATTTAATTGTCAAATGTTTTTAAGGTCAATCCGTAATCATTCGTACCTTTAGGAATTTCTATATCATCACGAAGGATTAAATGATTTTCTTTTTTGAACTTATTGTAATTAACATAATGATGCCAACGACCATATCGCCATGTGACACGTGAAACATCTGGGTGCAGTTTTTGTTGCATTTGAGATTTAGGAATCGTTCCCTCTTTTGCATAAAATTCTTCTGTATTCCCACCTTTAATTGTTTGTGTTCTAGCTTTTTCTTGTAAGAAAATATTGAATTGAATAGTACACCAACCTGCTTTTAACATCTGTAAAGATAAGTCTGTATCTTCGTTATATCTTCCACGCCAACGAAAAGGCACATCATTTCTAATTAAATTACAACTATAAATTCTAGTATTGACTGTAAATGGACCATATCTGTCACCCCATTTATCAATCACAAAAAAAGTATAATTAGGTCCTGCCATAGCAACATTCTTATAGCGTAAACAGAAATCTTCCATGATACGCCACATAACACCATCGTAAATCTTGATACGTTTATTTTTATGCCACCTACGAAAGCATTTAATATTATCGTCCATAACCCAATGCCATTTATGACCTTCAGATATAGAATGATCCCATATAAAATTTCTAGCAGCACCTGGTCCGACTGATTTACTTAATCCTAGATCATCGCATGTATCATAATTTTTTTGGTATTCTTTATCTAAGACTAAAATATTTTTCTTATCAATGACTTTTGCATAATCAGTATATTCTTGTTCTTCAACAACAACACGATATGGAACTTGCATTTGTTCCAGAGCTTTTACAGTTAGACGACTATCTGATCTACCTTTGGTAGGTATATAAAGCGGAAATTGTGGTTTATTCTGTGACATATCCTTTGTCTTTAAGGACATTTTTATCAATACGAGGAAACCAGATATATTTAGTTTTTTCTGTGTAATCTTGTTTAATTAATTTAAAAAACGTTTCTACTGCTTCTTTGTTTACAAAATTAACTTTGATTGCCATATAAGGTGCTAAGTCATCATGTTCAAAACTTGGCATACCTTCCCATTCTTTTTTAGTATCTAGCCAATCACCATCACCACGATCAAATGTAATAATGCTTTCAAGTTCAGCTTCTTCAAAACCTAAATGACTTAAATCGTAATTATCATTTAATAATTCACCTAGTTCTTGATGTAGTTTTGTAAAATCCCAATCAGAATATTGATTAGTTTTATTATCGGCAATACGATATGCTTTAGCTTTTTGTGGTGATATATCTGCAATTACAACAGGAACTTTTTCATGTTCTAGTAATTTGGCGGCCTCGTATCTTGAATGACCAACAATAATAATATTTGCTTTATCAACTACGATGGGTTGTTGCCAACCAAATTCTTTAATAGATTGGGCAACTTTTTCTATATCTCTTTTTTGTCTAGGGTTTTTATCGTAAGGTTTTATTTCTGATAGTTTTAATTCTATTATATCCATTAATGTAATGTAGGTAATTTATTTACATGCAAACCTAACATCTGCATTGCTAAATCTAAATTACGCTCTGCCTCCTCTTTAGATGCCCAACTTCCAAAATTAACATAAGCAGTATAAGTACCATCTTCGTTATCTACTATGATATAGCTTTGTGGTTGTGACATAACTGATTTCTCATTTTGATAATTTTAAAATAAATTTTAATCGTTAGATTGCAAGAATGAATGTTTATGGTATTACTCAAAAATCTATTAATTTTTTCCTTGACTTATTCAAGTTTAATAATGCTCCTAAAGGCATTGACCAATTTGTAGAAGTGGAATTTAAACCACAAGATCGTCAATGGGCTAAAATTCATTTTATGAATCGCCCTTAGCAATAGCTTCGTCAAGTTCTCTAATATAACCTACTGACCAAGATAAAGGTTTAATGCCTTTTTTTCTCATTTCTACATCACCTTTAAACTTCCAATCTTGCATTTCTTCATCTGATTTTTCATCAATGGTTATCCCCTCATTTAAAAAACCCTCTGCGTTCAACCAAGTACTTGGGTGTTGTGCATATTGTTTATCTTTTAATAAATCATAATATTGATTATATTTTTTTGCTAACATTTCTGGTTCTTCAAGCCAATCTTTGTGTAATTTACTATAATTTCTTCTTGCTTGACCTTTATTGACCTTATAACAAACCTTTTCCCAAAAAATATCAAAGTGATTATTAATATTATATTTAGATATAGATATAGACTTAGATATAGAAGCATTGCGTTCGCTATGCGATCGCATTGCAGTCGCATTAGGGTGTTCCAATTTCAACACACTTGGTGGACTATCTGACTCTTTTACAACACCCCACCTTGATTGTGCAGATTTCTTAGCATTTTCAGTCATCTGAACTGCTCTTTCGTATTCTTCTTTGAGTCTTTTTTGGTAATAACCTTTATCGTCTTCAATCCAATAAAGTTTTATAATTTTATTTATTGCATTAGAATTTTTATTGCGTGTTAAATTAACAATAAATTCTAAATCTTTAGGCAAATAACCTTCTCTGCCCCAAGCAAAAAATATTAATCTGAAATAAATTCCAAGTTCTTCATCAGTTAAAAAACTTGTATCTGAATTGAAAGCATCAATCCAAAGATTCATTTTTGGCATTTTTGACATTTGATAACTCCTGTTGTTTTAAATATTACTAACCAAAAACAAGTAAAAATAAACAAAAAAAAAAGGGGCAGGTCGATCAAACCTACCCCAAACAGGAGGAATATAATGTTAGAAATTATATTTAAAATAAAACTACATGAAAAACCATTGAAAATAAAGAAAAATAACAGATTAAAAAAGGTTAAGATTTTGTTAACAAAAGATTGACAAGTCCGTACAACAAATTAGTTTTTAATACATAATGATCATACAGGAGGTCAAAATGTACTACAACGCACTTACACAAAAACACTACGAAGGTAAAAATGTTGAAATATTAAAATCAACAGGTCTAACAGGTGGATTTATGACTTTTAATCAAGCATATAAATTAGGTTATAAAATCCCTAAAGGTACAAAAGCTATCGCAAAATTAAATAAACCATTTTGGGATACTGTTGAAAAATCTAATGGTAAACTTGAAGAAAGATTTTCTGCAAGAAAATTTTGTGTCTTTCATACATCACAATTAATACAGGAGGGTGCCTAAGGGCACCTTCACAGGAGGTAAACATGAATAAAATATTTTATATTTCTACTCAATGTATAGAAAATTATAATCTTGATAGTGCTGAATTTGATAATCCATATCATAAATTTAAATTTGGTGAAGAGTTCATTATTACAGGAACAGATTGTGAAGCATCAGCTATTGCTTTTGTTCATAAAAGATTTTGTGATGGCGAAATACAATATGTTTGTCATCGTGAAGAATGTGATGAATACAAAATGGGTGATCTTGAAAAATCATATTTAGAATTTGGTGATACCCCACATGGCCCTCATAGGATTAACATTCAAGAATACGAAAACGCACCAGATGAAAAAACCAAATATGAACTTTATAAATGGAAGTCTAAAGAAGAATTTTTTGGTTTACCTACTGAAATAAAAAATGATTATGAAGATAATCTTTCAGACATTGACGCAGACGCTATGACTTTAGCTTCTGCAGGAATGGGTACAGATGAAGATTA